AGTAGCTCAAATTGTTAACCAATATCCTGAGTTTGCAAAATTTATTCAGGAATGGGGATCAGATGAGTTATCGCGGCTACCAAACGCTACACAGAATGTGGCACTTGCACAGGGGCGGTGTCAGGTTTTGTTAGAGCTAATTAAGCTCATAGTAGAGTCCCCTGAAATGGCGGCAAAGTCAAAATGACAGCCTGCTTTTAATTACGCACACCGATAGGAGCGATTATGGGAATACCAAAGCAAGTTCAAAAACAGTCTGAGGAAGTACAAGCATTGTACAAGGAACTCAACGGCGAAACAGAAAACGTACAGGCACAAAATGCCGAGGCATCTGTAGTACCTGATGAGAAACCTGTAGAACAGCCTTCCAACAGTGTTAATGAAAAGGCACCTGAGTCTGAGGTTTCTGAGCAAAACCAAACAGACACTAAACCAAAAGAAACTTGGGAACAAAAGTACAAAACGTTACAAGGTATGTATAACGCAGATGTTCCGCGTTTAAACGCGCACAACCGTGAAATGCAAAACCGAGTAGCCCAACTGGAACAATTACTTAGCACTATGCAGAATCAAGTCCCTGCTCAGCCTGAAGTATCAAACGATCCGTTAATCACGGATGCTGATGTGAAGGAATATGGGGATTCGATTGACGTTATGCGTCGAGCAGCTAGGGAAGAAGTCAATGCAGCAAATGGGCGTATTGCACAGTTGGAAAAAATGATCGCGCAGATACAAGGTGTTGTGCCTCAAGTACATCAAGTACAAGCACAGCAGAAAGCATCTAGCGAACAAGCGTTTTGGTCTGGACTTTCCAATGCGGTACCAAATTGGCAAGACATTAATAACAATGCAGACTTTCAGTCTTGGTTGTTAGCAGTCGACCCTCTAACTGGTATTAGTCGTCAAACGTATCTAGAAGATGCGCAAGCTAATCTAGATGTTAAACGTGTAGCGAGTTTCTTTGCGGCTTGGCAAAAGGAATTTGGAGTACCCGAAACTGCTCGTGAGAACCGACCAACTTCAAACTCTCAGCTTGAGAAACAAGTTGCACCGGGACGTGGACGTTCTGGTAAACCTACAACTCAAGCAAGTCAGAACTACTCCCCAGCGGATATTTCGAAATTTTTCGAAGATGTTCGTAAAGGAAAGTTTAAAGGCAGGGAAGATGAAAGAGGTCGAATTGAACGTGACATTTTCGCTGCACAGCGGGAAGGTCGCATCGTAACTGCTTAATTAAAAGGAGGTCATTATGGCTTTTGCAGTATCAGGGGGTCGCCCCGATTATAGCGGCAATTTCATTCCAGAAATCTGGAGTGGGAAGCTGATCGAGAATTTCTACGACGCTACAGTGCTCGCAGCAATCTCGAACACGGATTATGAAGGTGAAATCCGTCAGATGGGAGATACGGTTAATATCCGTACTACACCAGAAATCACCATCAAAACGTATGTTAAGGGACAAACTCTTGCAGTTGAAAACCCTGACAAAGCGAAACTTCAACTTGTTATCGACAAAGGTGAATACTTTGCTTGTGTTGAAGATGACGTTGACCAAGTTCAGTCTGACATTGCACTGATGGATCAGTGGTCTAAAGACGCTTCCGAGCGTATGAAGATCAAGATTGACCAGCGTGTGTTGACTGATTTGTTGCCCGACGTTAGCTCAGCCAACAAAGGTGCTTCAGCTGGTCGTATCTCTGGCAACCTAAATCTAGGTGTTGCAGGTACTCCATTGTCTCTAACTAAGTCGAATGTTATCGATTCTATCGTCGACGCAGGTACTGTGTTGGATGAGGCTAACTGTCCTGAACAGGATCGTTTCCTTATCATTCCAGCTAAGATGGCGGGTCTTATCAAGCAATCAGACTTGAAAGATGCTTCTATCACTGGTGACAGCACTTCACCTTTGAGAAACGGTAGACTTGGTATGATTGACCGATTCACAGTTTATGTATCTCACAACCTGTACAAATCAGGTGCTGAGTTCAGCTGTATTGCTGGTCATAAGATGGGCTTCACTTTTGCATCTCAGATGACAAATATGGAGACTATCCGTTCAGAGACTACTTTCGGTAACATCATCCGTGGTTTGCAAGTTTATGGCTATAAAGTAGTTAAGCCAGAAGCTCTAGCAACTATGGTTGTAAGCGTATAAGGAGGACTGAACTATGGCTACATATAACGATGGAAAAGGTTACCAACTTGGAACTGGTGCAGCTCACGTTGCAGCAGGTATCAATAAGGTATCCGCAATTACAGTAGACTTGGACTTTGCAGCAATTACTACTGCACGTTCAGCAGCAGGTCTAACAGCACTAGCTGCAGGTGATGTTCTAGAAGTTATCAAAGTTCCAGCTAACACGCTGGTTACTTCGGTAGTTCTAAATGTTACTACTGCAGAAGGTGGCACTCTTACGGTTGATGTCGGTGACGGCACTGACCCTGATGGTTACCTTGATGGTGTTAACGCTAATGCGGCAGCAGCTTACTCTCTTGCTCCGTCAGCAGGTACTCCTACTGGCTACGCAGATGGTAAGTATTACACTGCAGAAGATACAATCGATGTTGTTACTGTTAACGCAGCAGACGCAGCGGTTATGTCTTTGACAGTTGTAATGGTTGACTGCTCTTAAATAGATTGGGGGGCTTCGGCCCCCCTTTCTTATAGGAGGTAAAATGTCAAATATAGATGAACACGGAGTTAAAGCGATACAACTAACAGCAAGTGGTGTTGTTAGTGCAAGGCGAGCTTATGTAAATAAAGTTGTTGTTTACCACCCACTATCAAGTGATTCTACATATAACTTTTATGATTCTGCTACGAGTTCCGTTTCAGGATTAACACCATATGTCTATCAGGTGTATGGAAAAAGTACAGATTATTTGGATATGCCCGGAGCAGGTGTATTATTCCATAACGGGATATATGCAACTGTTGAAGCTGGTACTACACTAACTGTGTTTTTTACGGAGGCATAGTATGGCTAAGCAGATTGATAAATCTAAGATGGCTTGTAACAAACCCCGTAATGATAGACAGGGCGGAAAAAAGTTTGTTGTGAAAGCATGTCAAAACGGAAAAGAAAAAATTATCCGGTTTGGTGATGCCAATATGACTATTAAGAAAGACCAGCCTAACCGCCGTAAGTCATTTAGAGCGAGACATGGTTGTGATAGTAACCCTCCGTCAAAAATGACAGCACGATATTGGTCGTGTAAAAAATGGTGATAAAATGAGCCTAGTTGAAAACATAAATAAACGTAAGAAGGCAGGCACAAGTAGACCTAAAAGTCGAACTACTGTTAGTAAGAAAGCTTATGATGATATGAAAAACAACTGGGGTAAAGGAAAAAAGCGTGGTAAAAAGAAAACGTGAATATTTGTTTACCACAATTTGGAGAGGAACAAATTATGGCAGGGCGCTGGCTACGAAACATTAAGGATGGTGAGATTTACGGTTGGAATGAAATTCTAGCTGAGAATCCTAACACCGAAGAAATTACTGAGGAACAAGCGTTCCCAGAAAAGTTTATTACAAAAAAACAAAGTACTCGTAAGGCTAAAGTAAATTTAGAAACAGAGATTCCAGAAGACGGAGACTCTACACCTGAAGTCCTTGCGGAAGAAGCAAGTAAAGGATTGCCTAAATGATATTGAATGATGTCGTTACAGAGGTAAGAAGACTCCTACAGGATACGAATAGCCCACAGCGTTATTCTGATTCTGTACTAATAGGGTTTGCAAACCAAGCGCTTAAGCGTATTGCTGTGTTGCGTCCTGATCTTTTTGCTTATATTGGTGACATCACTTGTACTGCAGATTCTGTTATTCAGTCTATGCCTTCTGATTCTATTCGATTGATAGATATTTATTCAGTTAAAAATGGTGACGGAATTATTGAAACAAACAGAGAAGCACTAGATCAAGCATATCCTTCTTGGATGAATGATCCTGCAGGTGCTGCTGTTAACTTTATGCGTCATGTTAGAAACGCAAACAAATTTTTTATTTATCCGAAAGCCCCTAGCGGACAAGTGCTAGTCGGTGAATACGCACAGACGCCACCAACTTATGATGGCACTACTACTGTAGCTCTATTAGCAGATGCTTATTTTCCTGTTGTAATTGATGCTACGGTTTTCTTGGCTGAGTCTGTTGACAACGAACACGTTAATTCAAAACGTGCACAGTTATTCCAACAGTCGTTTACACAGTCTCTTGGTGTAGCTGCGCAAAGTAGAGAAGTAACTGATACTGAGCGAGCAGGGCTAGATGAGGAGGATGTTGTCTAATGGCTGATAGAACTTTTTTAAGTATTGTTACTAGGTTGTCGCCTAGCGTTCCCGGTTGTCCTACACCAGTTGTAGAACAATATGTTCGTGATGCGGCAATAGAAGCGTGTGAAAAAACACTTGCTTGGCGGTATGAACAACCGAGGATTCGTTTAGTTCCCGGTGCGTATGATTATGAGTATGACACTCCTAACGACGCAGAAGTTCATGCTGTGTTAACGGCTACTGTGAATGAGAATAAACTTACTCCAGTGACGTTAGAGCAGATGTATGACATGTATCCTAAATGGCCTAATCAAGCTATTGATGAGAGGGCAGAACCTAGATATGTAACACAATTAGACCCCGATCATTTTTCTTTAGCACCAGTTCCAGATAATTCTGTAACTTATGATGTTAGAATGATAGTGTGTCTTAAACCGTTGAGAACTGCTACTAAGATGGATAAAACAGTTCTTGATGAATTAGAAAATGTAATTATGCACGGAGCACTACAACACTTACTGGTACTACCAGATAGAACATGGAGTGATAGAGAGTTAGCTACATATCATGCTAAGCAGTTTGTTATGAAGACTGCAGAGCGTAGAGCAAGAACTAATCT